GTGTAAGTTGCAGTTAACTGTATACTGTCAATGGCATCTCCGGAGGGAAAAGGAGTTATACTGGCAATGTCCGAGCAGTCTTTTGACAAAGCTGCCGGCGACTTAGGGGGCGCTGTATCTTCAGCTTTTTTATCAACCTTGGCTTCTAATTCAGTTTTATCTATGCTAGGCTTGCTGGCAACAAACGCAGCACCTGAGCCAGGAACATCAGCATCGTGATCGTCCCCTTCGTTCATATCTCTATTTGCGGGAATATCAGTATCAACTTCGTCACCTGCAAATACGTCACCACTGCCTGTGGCAAAATGTCCGCAGGTAGCAGAATCCCCAGCCCTTACTGTAGGTATATTATTTGTAAATACCGATTGACTGCCTTCGGCCATAGACGGTCCGCGATGAGCACCACGGCCGTGTCCGGCAACAGCATCTCCTAATCTCACCGTAGGGTCATTATTGGTAAAGACATCACTAGAGCCTTGTATTAGTGCTCCACCAGCGGTGTCTGTTCCTGCGTCTCTTGATACCCCTGAAGTCATATTAGAATTCTTTAGGCAACGTGTCTATCTGGGCTTTTAACGATGCAAAGTCTGTTATGCCCTGCCCCAGTAATGATTTATAAATTCCATACATCGACAACCAGTCCAGCGGCCCAACCATGTGAATACCGTTTCCTTGTGCAAGTTCACGCAGTTTCTGCTGATGTGCTTCAATCTCTATTAATGTATTAGCAACTGTAGTTGTTTGAGTAGCAATGGTTGTTGTTTGAGTAGCAATGGTTTCTACTGCTGTTGCAATTCTTTCATAAAAACTGGTATAGTCAATTTCAACATCAACAACAACATCTTCAGTTGTGTAAGTTGTTGTACCGGTTGTTGCTGGAGGAACCGGAGCATTATATGAAGCAATGTTAACAACACCGTAGCCTACTACTACATCAACTGCTGTTGAATCTGATGTTGTAATTGTTTGTTTTTCAACTCTGGTTACCATAATATTGTCCTTATGCTAATGCAATGCCGGTGGTTGATTCAAGGAACTGTTTGGCAAATGCTTCATCGGTTGCTTCTGCTACTGTGACTGTAGACTTGAACAATTTGATATCTGCATTTGGACTAACTGTAAACAGATAGGGCATTAGGCCCGGACCTTTTTGTCCCATACCAATAACCATTGGCTTTGATAACTTGTAATAGTCGTTTGTTTCTTCTGCTAGTTTGGCCACAATCTCTTCACCGCTTGTGAGTTTAAGTGTGATAACTTCGCCTGCGCTTACGCCTTTATTAATTAACATTTTTAGTTTCCTTTTTAGTATCCGGTGCCGTTAAACCCGGTTTCGTCAATGTATTTTTTTAATTCTGTAAAGCCACAAATCGCATTGCCATTGATGATAATTTGTGGAACTGTTCGAGCATTTGGTACTGCTTCTAACAATTCTTCTCGAGTGTATCCGTCACCAATTTTATGTTCTTTGAACGGAATTTTACGATCTGTTAACAGAGCCTTGGCCTGATCGCAATAGGGGCAATGATATTTGCTCCATATAATAACTGGGTTCATTTTGTTTCCTTTAATTTGAATAGACTATTGATCCTTTCGAGTCAGTGACTCTGACTAGAATTGATCCTTTATTTTTTTTAAAAAGAGCTGCCTGAATAGCAGCAGCTTCAGTACCATATGTTCCTAGGGTAGACCAGGATTCGTATGGACTTTTATTTTTAAATTGCACTTTAAACATTATAGCTCCGGAAGGTCCGCATAGTCAATGCCTTCGCCCATAACTCCAATGACATAATTGGTTGATTCGTTTTCTTGTAAGGCAGTTTGTTTCTTGCTGGTATCAGTATGCTTGTTGAACCAAGGAATTGGCGTTGACTTAGGAGCACTTGCTTGATACTTGATGCCAATTTGCTTTAGTGCATCCAGTGCGGTGTAGTCCACAAAGTCACGCAGAATGTTTGCATTAAGCCCGATAACTGGTCCTAGTTTAAACAAATATGTAGCCCACTCTTTTTCTTCACGAATAACATCCATATACATTTGATAGACTTCTGCCTGGCAGGTGTCTCGAGCTTCGACAAATCTTGGATCCTCTTTAACCACTTGATTGATCAAGAAAGCAGTCCAACCCTTGTGTAACAATTCGTCTTGTAGGATCAAGCTGATGATGTTGCCATTGCCAATAAAGATCTTGTTCTCAACCATTGCAAGACTAGTAGCAAATGACACCATAAAGCGGAAGGCTTCTAGTGCGTAGCTGGCATTAAGGGCTAACCAAATTGCTCTTATATGATCTTTTTCTTGAACTGAATCAGGATTGATTTCTTTCTGACAGTTTACTTGATGTAATAGATCGTAATACTTGCCTACACTACTAGCCATGCCTACAATCTCAGCAGTGTCGTGTATGGTATTAAAAACTTCTTTAGGTACGTTATATATATTTCGAATGATATGACTGTAGCTTTTACTATGAATATTTGTTTCATAAAAAGTCCAGTTATAAACTAATGCTTCTAGTTCTGGCAGACTAATCACTGGTGTAAAAATCTGACTTGGTCCACGGCCTTGCAAACTGTCTAGGGCTGTTTGACGTAGCAGGTTACTGGTGAAGATATGCTTGACAGCATCACTGGCGTCTTTAAAGTCGTTGGCATCTTTCGAAAGGCTGATCTCTTCTGGTTGCCAAAAGAAACCACGTGCAGTAGCTTCAAAGTCTGCAATCTTCTTGTACTTGACTTCTTCAAAGCGTTGAATAGTAACTGGACCTGCTGGATCTAGGAACATCTTGCGATTGAGATAGTCCGTTTTTGTTGTTAGGTTGTATTGTTGTTTTGACATAGTTTATAATTTACAGCTTTCGCAATCTTCTTCAATACTTGTTTCGACTTCACGTTCATTGTGAAACCCATTGTAGTGTACTTCTGGTGTTGGCTCTGCTGTGGCTTTGCTGCCTGCTTTGTTAATTAGACTGTAGTAGAATGTCTTCAATCCCCACAAGTGAGCCTGCATTAAATTCTTGGCAATTAGCGTTGTAGGCACTCTGCGATCAGCCCAGTGTGCTGGGTTGTAGAACGTGTTAGTTGAGATGCTTTGATCAACATAAACTGCTAGTACAGCCGCAGTTTTTAAGTAGCCGTCACAGTCTTTTTGTTCCCACATCAACTGATACTTGTTCTTCAATCTGTTGTACTCTGGCACTACCTGCGTGAAACTACCTGCCTTGCTTTCCTTAGTGCTAATCAGGCTCATAGGCATTTCAATGCCATTGGTTGAATTAATTACAACACTTGAGCTTTCTACTGGAGCAATGGCCATTAGTGTGGCATTGCGAACGCCATACTGTTTCATATTAGCTCGCAGTGTTTCCCAATCTAGTTCTGGAGCAAAATCTGCTAGTTCATTTACACCCTTGGCTCGGAGCTCCCATGGGAAGGTGCCTTGACCGTAGCGTGTTTTGTCTGAATGCGCACAAGCACCGCGTTCTTTGGCCAACTCCACTGTGGCTTCTGTCAAGTAGTAGGCCTGGTGTTCCATCCAACTCTTAACTTCCTGTAAGGCATCCTTGTCGCCGTACTTGAGACTGCGTTTGGCATGCCAGTAGGCCAAGTTAGTAACACCAATGCCTAGTGGCTGTATCTCGTCGTTACTCAGCTTGCTCTGTATCGACAAGAAGTCTTGATAGTCAAGAATGTTACACAGGCTACGCTGTAGAATCCTACAGGCTCTACGCATATCCTCTGGATTACGGAACGATCCCCAGTTGATAGATCCCAGTGTACATAACGCTATGCGGCCATCAGCGTCATCTAATCTTTTAAATGAACGTGTGGGTAATAGGATCTCACAGCACAAGTTACTTTGATAAATCGTATGATACTCAGGATCAAAAGGTCCTTGGTTCATTACATTATCAATGAACACGAGATATATTCGACCCGTGTCTGTGCGTTCTTTTAGTATACCACTCTTGAACACTTCTTCAGCACTCATGGTTTTTTTTCTTAAACCCTGTTGCTTTTCATATTTTACGTAAAGCTCTTCGAACAGTTCTGTGTTTTTATAGAAAGCTTCGTATAAGTCTGGTACTTCATTGGGATCAAAGAATGTTATTTGTTCTTTGTTTTTGAATCGTCTCCAGAAGAAAGCACTAAGCACAACCCCATAATCCATATGACGGACTCGGGTTTCTTCTGTTCCTTGGTTGTTTTTAAGAACAATAAGATCATCAAACTGAAGATGCCAAATAGGATAGAATACAGTAGCACTTGCATTGCGGATACCTCCTTGTGAGCATGAGCGCAAATCACCAAACCATTTCTTCAAGAATGGTATCATACCTGTGTGCATGATCTCTCCACCACGGATGGGACTGCCCAACGAGCGTAGACGTCCTATCTCCAAGCCAATGCCAGCACGTTTGCTGGCATACTTGGCCATCATTTCGCCACTAGCAAAAATGGAGTCAAGATCATCATCACTGCGAATGAGCACACAACTACTGAACTGCTTAGTGGGAGTGCCAAG